GTGTCCTCTTGCTCACAAAAAACCGCCCACCCTTGCTTAAATTACATCTTGTGCAGCTTGCAACGAGATTGCTGTCGTCATCCAGACCGCCGAGCCGTCTTGGAATTATATGATCCACAGTTGTAGCCTCTTGATTGCAATATTGACAAATGAATTGATCCCTGCGCAAGACCCTACTGCGAATAGATCGCCAATGTCTTGTTGATCCTGTTGATCTTAAAGCTGATTTACTCAATACCATCCCTTAATCTTATGATGAGCCAAAGCATTACAAGGATTACTGTATCGCCTTTCAATGTATTTTAATTGCCAATCAATTTGTTTGTATCCGTCAACTGTTGCTAACCATTTAGATCTACCTTGAGGAATACCATAATGACTACCATTTTTGGCTTTTGGATTCCATCTTGATTCCTTAAAATTTAATTCATCTAAACAGTAAAATTGATCTAGGTTGTTAAGCTGTATGAAAGCCCATTGTCTGTAATGATTAGTTCTATCTAGTGAAGCAACGGAATTATCTTTTAATAAGCCTATGTTTAAGGCTATGAACAGAGGTATCACCAAACCAAACCTTGCGATCTTTCTGCTTCGCAGATCGCCCTTTCGCTCTGAAAGCGAATTTGCGTTTAAGGGTAGCATACGCCTCCAAATCTATCAGCATAACCGCAGGTCAGACGGCAAGTCATATTGACATCCAACCAATGTATTGTGCATCAGGATTATCTAAAAGCCATTTCTCACGCAGCTTGTTTTGAGTAATCCAATTGATTTCATGCGTTAAGTCATCATGAGAATTGCACATGTATGACACTCCATTTCTGCAAACATCCATGAACCACACTTAATGCATCGCTGCACCGGTTCTTGTGTGTCAGTCTGTTCTGCTAGGTTCTTTGTTCCAACAGCACAACATTTGAGGCATTGAAATACTCTAAAGCCTTCGTGCGTTTCAAACTCATCAAGCCATACAAATTCACTCTTGGATTCACAGAAATTGCATCTAAAATTAGGCATCTTTGCCCCATCCTTTGCCCCTAAAAATTGCTGGCACAGCTGCATAGACACGCCTTAACTTAGCCCCACATACTTGACAACAAGGGATTTCGTGCTCCATTGGAAGATCCAATACAATACTCAACCCCTCGCCATCACATTCGTATTCGTAATTAGGCATGATACGGAATTCGATTGATTGCGTGGCAGTTATAGCATCGAAGCAGATCGCCCTCATGAAGTAATCTGTCATCGTTGCATAAATCGCAATATGTTGTTGATGGCTCTACCTTAACTCCATCATCTGTAAAAGTTGCAGTTAGACCAGAGCCGTCAATGATTTGTAATTCACCCATTTATTCACCTCCTTCAAAATACCATTTTCCATTAGCTGTAAGTTTTGCCCATTTAGGCGCACACTCTTTTGCTTTACAAACATATCCATAGTAAGGCTTGCCTCCTTTAGATATTCCTTCTTTAAGAATATGCCCATGCTGGCATGCAGGTGGCTCATTCGGAATTGATGAACCAATCTCAGCCACAACATCGCCAACAGACCACGCAACCGGATCTTTAGGTTTATCAGCTTCAAAACTATCTCTTAGGATTGTTTCAATTTGTGCTGACTTAGATCCAGCCTTGCCATACATGTTTTGCCGGCTTTCAAGTTTTTCTTTGAAAGATGAAGGTGCAATGACCTTGCTCATTTCCTCCTTTGATGCTCTTTTCCCTTTAGCTGCAAAACCTGCATTTGCAAGCGCTCTGCCAATCGCTGAAGTTTCGCAATTCTCCAACGCAGAAGTAGCATTAACACCTCGATCCGAAATTGTTTCAAAAGCGAGCCCAGTTGCACACGGCTTTGCGTCCGCTTCCGTTTTGAATAATTTACAAAATACAATGAATCGAGTGTTAGATGCCTCGATGAGTTCAGTCTCGATTCTGTTGTCTGGAAATTTTCCATGCCATTTCTCCAATCTTGATTCCACTGTTTCATAATCCTCTAAGTTAAAAGCCATTATTGATCCTCCCAGTTTTCGTCTTTGACTGCATCGAGCACTGTTTTATAAACAGACCCATAGGCAATGAAGTCCTTGATACTGTCCTCGTGATCTGGAGTTTCACTAAGCCGAGAAACCTTGACGAGTGCCATACATAATGCAGCTTGGTGTGGTGTGATAGGGAAATCGAGATATGCAGACCAAAGACCTGCAATTCGTTTGTGGTTATAGTAAGGATGTCCGTAGACACTTCCACGCTGCTGGATCGTTGTAATGACCTCATCAAAGAGCTGCTCAGTTTTTGTCATAGTCAAATACTTCATCAGACTTTCGCTTTGTTTCAATCATTCGGCGATACATGTCCCAGCCGTCTTTACGACCTTTCCAATAGCCTGATTGAAATGCAGTTTCTTTAATTTCGTGAACAATCCATGCGCCTATACCTAAACCCATAAATATCCAAGCCAGTTGTAGCATGTCATCTTTTGCGGTCATTTTGTTGCCATCTCCCTTATTGCTTTTGGCATCGCAACCGGATTTCGGTCATCGATTACTGTATATCTTGCTCCTGACGGATGGATTGATGGTGCAGTTGCAACATAACCCTTACACTTAATATCAATACCATCATTTAACTTACCTCTAAACAGATCAGCCTTATCAGCTGTGTAATAAAGGTGCAGACCATCTCCAGTTTGAACTGTGTAAGTTGGCTCAAATTCTGGCAACAATTCACCGCCATTGCGATAATCAATATCAAACACAACCAAGCCCGATTGATAACAGGCTATTCCAATGTTGATGCTCTCATCATAATCAAACCAAAAGTTGATAATTTTCTGGTCGGTTGTAGCTGATAGATAAGCCCTTTGAGCCAAGTCAAAGTGCGGATCTTTTTTGCGTGGCAACAATGGCAAAACTGCCCATCCTCGCTCTGCATAATCTAAGGCTGTGCCTCGATTACTTGTATCTAATTTCATGTTGCTCCCTTACATATCCACAGAATCTCTGTGAATACATAAAGTTTGACCTAAATCAAGTTTTTAAGCCAATAATTTATCGGCGTGGCTTATAACGATTAGATAACGCCCAGATCCTCAAGTTCATCGATATGATCATCAATCGTGCGGTCGATATAGTCTGTTTCACGCCCCATAAGACTTTCCAAGAGCTGTAAAACTGCCATCTTTGTTAATTGGGATCATTTGCACATTCATATTCTTGCCATCCCAGTCCATAATGACTATGCCCATTTGCCAGTTGGCGAGCCCTTTTGTATAAGAAGCCTTTGCTCGGTTCATAAGGTTGCCGGTTTCTACGCCGTAAAGGGGTCTGTAAGCCCCGTAGAGCCCCTCTGAGTAGGCTGACATACCTAGTCTATGGGTATGACCACAAACCACGCTCTTACCAGCCTTCTTGGCTAGATTAAGGGCAGTCTGTCCAGCGTTAGGATTCATATTGCCTTCATCGCCATGAGCCAAGATCCAGCCCTTTTCAAACTCATAAAATGTTTTATGGAAAGTGATGCCCATAGAATCAAAATCCATAAACTTGGCATACTGCAATTCGGGAAGTGAAATCATTCCCGGAACTTTTAATAAAGTGTTATATAGGCGATCAGTATGATTACTGCGGATGATATGAGCTTCTCGGCTGTGCTCTGTGAGAGCCCAAAGGATCTTTTGAGTAGCTGTGCGATCATCATCCAAAGTTTGTTGATAAGCCAAAGGTGTTTTCTCAGCCCAACGGCTAATGGTTTGAAAGTCGATCTCATCGCCAACGCATAAAACGCTGTCAAATCTTTCACGCTTAGCCAACTTGATGACATTCTTAACTGCTGTTTCATGGTGGTATGGAATTTGCAAATCACTTATTACTAAGTATCGCTTAATCATCATCCTCATCGTCAGTTGGATCTATTGACGGAATGATGCCGCCATCGCCTACGATCCAATCGGGAAAAGTCTTATGCTCGGTCATTAACCAGAATGCGTGCTCTGGAGTAAATCCGGCTTTACGAGCTGCTTTATAACATTCATGCAATGCGGTGTAATGCTGATCTATCTTTGTTAATGGTTCAGGAGATTGGCGAACGACACGACGATTGATCTTTTTGCGTTTGATAGGTTTTCGAGTGTTCGCCATAAATAAAATTATCGCTTAGAGATTAAAACAAACAGATCATCGACACGCTGTTCAAGTCGATTAATCTGATCTTTCATTGATGAGCCTCCATTTGGTTTTAACTCATTCAAGTAAGATTTAATAACCCAACGCAGACCCACTAACAAACTTGTTGATATGGCGGATACGCCAACGGCGATACCAACCCATTCGTTGGCTGTCATTTCGCATTGATTCCATAATCAGCTTCTCCACCGGACTTTGGATCTAATGCTTTTGCGATAGGTGCAACTAATGCACCAGCCAAGATTGCAAATTCTGGTCTGATGTCAGCGACAATTGCTAAAAGGACAGTAATGCCGGAAGCAGCCACAGCTCTTAAATATGACTTAATTGCAGCCTTGTGTTTGTTTGATAGTTTCATGCGTTGCCTCCTAGTAGTGGGATATTAAAGAACTCGCCTGATTGTTTTGGATGGAATGAAATATGAATATGTTTGGTGTGAGGATTGACGCCTTTGTATTTACGCCAACGCCAGTTCAATAGTTTGCTGGCAATATGATGATTGTGAATAACATATTTGATCCGCTTATCTGTTTTGCCAGCAATTCGTATTTGATCGGCTAGGTAAGCGGATATGCCCTCAGCTGCACCAAGATCCGCTGTAATGTCAATGGCACAAACCTCACCCGAAGGCAAAGCGTTATGATCCGATTTTACTTTTTGATGCCTAGCGTCTGAGATCCATCCATCCGATTTTCTAGATCTTTCAACAAAACTGTCATCAATTTGTTCCCGTAATTGAACAGCTGCTTTAGATAGAAATGGCTTCATTACGAAAGGAGGAGTTTTGCTTCATCCTCATTGATGCCCAAACGCTCAAGAAGTTCTGCTTTAGCATCAGCATTTGTTTGAGCCACAATTTCTTTAGCATCAAATTCTGCTTTATCTAATTTCCATTGCTCAAATTCTTCAGCGTTCATTTCTCGATCAATGAATTCATCAACACTTGTGTAGATTCTAACTATTGGTTTTTTCATGTTATTTTACTCCGTAAATGTAGGCAGTTCCACCAGAAAAATTGTATGCAGGTGCAAGGAAAGTAATTGAATTGATTGCCGCACTATTGTCATAAGTTGCATAAGTATTAGATAATCTTTGACTAGGAATATCTAAAGTCGTTAAAATTGATGATTGCACATAAACTTGACTTGTGTCATTTATGCGACTAATTAAAATTGTTCCATTGGCTTTTTGTCTTACGCCTGTTAATTGACCAATGTTCGCTAAAAATATATTTGTTGCATCTGTTGATACGCTACAACTCACGCTTGTGTCATTCAATGACAAAGTATTTCTATTATAATTTGCACCAGTATCGCCATTCAATCTTAATTCAAATGAACTAAAAAATGCTGAAACATATACACCTGATAAAACGATGTAATAATTTACATAATCTGCCGGAGTAAATGTTGAACTTGTAGTCGATGCACCAGATAAAGATAAACTTTGCAATAAAGTCATTCCGCCACCAGCAGCAGGTGCTGCCCAAGTTGGCACTCCACCAGCAACAGTTAAAACATTTCCAGTCGATCCAATGCCTAATCTTGTGTTTGTGTTAGCAGTTGATGAACGATATTCAATATCGCCAAGAGTTGTAGATGGGTTTAATGCTTTAGTTGTGGTGTCAACAGATGAACCAAGCGTGCGAATTGCAGCTGCGCCGTCTTTGACGAGAGCTGTGTCGTCTGGGGTTGTCCAGCCGTAATTAGTAGTGGTTGCCATATTGTCCTATTCTCAGGATACGATTGTAGCGTATTCCCATGTTAAAGTTGGGCTTAAAGTGTTCCAACTCTCGCCGATCGGCACATAATTCCATCTCATAGCCACTTGGCTAAAGCTGACCGGTGAAAGGTTAATTGTAAGAAATAATTCATTAAATTGAGTGCTCCAACGCCATCCTTCAACATAACCTTCAAATTCGCCATTGCTGATTTGTATAGGCAAATCTTGAATGTTCAATGGCATTCCCATAAACACATTTAGCAAATTATCTCGATCTGAGTTGTCAATCTCGGGATTTGTAATTGGAAAGGTTATGCTGTCAAAAATTGGTTGTGGGAAGGCTCGAAGGCTAATGTATCGATTGGCGACCTCTTGAGCATCTACGGCAGAATGAATTCTTGAGTTAATAGTTTCGGCTTTATATCCATAGAGGGCAATAGATTCCGCTGATGTTGCAGTCTTTTGAGATCCGTAATTGTTGCCATAATTAATATAAATATCGTTTCTAACATCCGCTGCTTTTGTAGTTGTCCGTAATCCTGAACCAATAGCATGATTAGCAGATAGATCAACATAACCATTGGCTATCAAGTAAGTCTGCCTGTGGTCTGCATCGGCATAACCGATATTGCCTTCATTGTCCTCATAAATATATCCAAATGCGCTATTGGCAATATCTGAAACAATGTTATAAATCGTATCTACTGTATTTGGCTGATGTTGCATTGTATAAAGCCCCGGCTGGTCAATCTCGCCTAATCCGATATTAAATGCAGTTGCCCAAGTTTCAGTTGCAGAATATCCTGCCCAAGTTGAAGCTGCCGGCATATCATTCCAAGCCCCAAGCAAGACGCTAGATAAAATTTCATAAATTTGGTTGCCATCCTCATCTTGGGGAATGTTGCCATCCCAAATCTCTTTTGCTAATTTGACAATTGATCCCATTGCAAGAATCGTGTATTGAATAACGGCTGCAACAGATCCAGTTCGACCCACTTCAACAGTTATGTCAGTTATATCTCCACCAAATAAATTTACATAAGTTCCTGAACTGTTTTTGACTTGTAGACTTAAACTGTCATTTATATCAAAATCAATTGTTTGTCCAGCCAATGCCACAATTGTGCATTGCAAATAAGATGGATTTGGTTGTGTGTAGATATCATCGCGACCTGCTTGATGAATAATGTCGCTGATAGTTAAATCTGTGTAATCAACACCGGCAACAGTAAGTTTCCAATCTGGTGTCCAGACTGTCATTATCCGCCCTTTATGCCATTGTTAAACAGCTGTGGAACTGATCTTGATGCGCTGTCATTTAACACCTTTGCAACGGCTCTTGCAGCACCTTCAGAATCAACAGATTGAACTGAGATGTTATAGGTATTGCCACCGGCTTGACCAAATGGAGTTCCAGTTGCAGATTGAGCAAATGAGGTTTGCGGTATTGATAAACCTTGATCGCCAGCCAATTGAGATAAACCATAAGTTGCAGCAACACCGGCAAGAGCAGCAGCAGCCAAACCAACAGATGTTCCTCCTGTTGCAAAAGCAGTAGCAATAGCAGCACCTGCAGCAGCAGTCCTTAAGGCTTTCATTGCCGAAACCAATGTAAGGATTGCAGTCACAAAAGCAGCAATTTTATTAGCAACAAATACAGTTGCAATAATGCCAGCAAGAATAATTAATTCGTCTTTAATGCTTATAATGAATTTTAAGGTGCTTTTTAATTGCTGACCAAATTCATAAGCACCTTTAGTTGCATCAGTAATGCCAGCGGTGACGCTACTCTGTCCAGTTAATCCGGCAGCCAAAGCCTGAACATTTGGCACAACCACAGCAAGCAAATAATCTGCAAATTGTTTCATTATTGGAAGCAAGGCTGTTCCAATTTGTTCTTTAGTTTCAGAGAATGCAATCTCTAATTGCCTCATCTTAAATTCAGCGTTGGTTGCCTCATTATCAATAAAGCCTTTATATGTTCCCTTAAGCATCTGCATGATTTCATCATGAGATTTAGTTTTAAGGGTAGTAGCATCAATACCTAAACCAAGTTTGCCTAATGCTGTATTTTGTCCATCAAAACTCTTGCCCAAAGCATTTGCAATTGTTTCAAGTGGCTTACCGGTGGCAGTTGCAATTTCTTGAGATAAAGATAAGAGATCTTGGGCTTTTGCAACATCATTTGTTGATCGAATTAATCGGGCAAATGCCGGTCTTAAAACATCATCGGTTGTAGCGGTAGCAATTGATTGCTTTGTAATGTAAGTATCAATTGATTTGATCTGATCGTCGGTTGCCTTTGTATTGGCTCGAATTGTCTGCTCTAAAGACTTGCGAGCCTTTTCATCCTCTGATGCTGCCTTGACAGCTGATACTGCAAATGCTGTGGCTGCTGCTCCAACAGCTGCAAATGCCAATGCTGCTTTCTTGCCAAAATCAGAAATTTGATCTGCGGATTGATTGACTACTTTATTGGCATCATCTAAACCTTTTTTTAAGCCATCAATATCAGCTGCTAAGGCAAGCGTTAATGTTCTACTATTACTTGCCATCAGAGAATTCCTTCTTTATGTCTAAAATGATTTCTTCAAACTCTTTAATGATTGTAGGTTGTAAATGTCTAATTGTTGGATAAATAAACCAACCTCTTGAACCCGGTCCTTTAGGCATCGGACCTGACCATCTTGGAAATTGTGGATACTTACCAGAACCAAATTCTGACGCTGCACCAATACCTTTACGATTACCTTTAGGATCATTGCGAGTGTTGAATTGAGTAGTTGCACCGCCTGAGAATCTTTGTGAAGCAAATCCAAATGAGATCTCGCCAAGCAACGAAGACTTTTTAACTTTACCGCCTTGAGCAACACGATCAGCAACCTTGCCTCTTGATTTGGCAACGCTACGGATTTCATTTAATTCTCTTTGTGCTAATTCGCCAACTCTGCGTTTGGTTTCATCAACTGCAATTTCGCTCATGTTTCTAATTACTTTTGCAAATGAAGCAAGTTCTCTTTTGTCATAGACTATTAGAGGTTCGGTGCTAGTTGCCATTCCGTTTCTCCAATATCTCGATTGCTGTGTAAATGTCCTCTGCTTCGACCCATTCGCTCATTGGTATTTGTGTGGCAATTGCCAATTCAACCAATAATCTGCTTAGGCTTCCTGCTGGATGGCTTTTGGGGAAGCATCACCGACTATTACATCAGCAACAGTTTCAATCCAAGCGTCCATTGGTTTGATGGGTTTGCTTCCGGCAACCTCACGCTTATGAGCATGATAAGCCAAAAACATAAGATCCCAAACACCCAATTTCTCAGCTGCTTGACCAATGGTGTGTCCTGTCTGCTTTTCCCATTTTGCCCACTCAGGCGGTTGGGCAATATAAGTTGCTTGTTCGCCTGAGCTGTATTCAATTGTAATTGGTAATTTCATTTTGCTCCCGTTTTTTAATTATAGTGATTCTGTGACTGCGCCCTTAGATACTTTGAAGGTGTAAGTTGCAGTTTGTGCATCTGGTGCTGTTCCGCCAACCGGTTGTGGATATGCTGGTAAGCAATCAAATGCAAAAGTGTGTCCAGATGTCACAGTCATTGTGACTGTAAAAGTGCTATCTGGTGTGTTGTCTGCTGCTGCCCATAAAGCCTCACATACTGAGTTTGTCTTGCCCCAGTCTGCTAATAACTCCATTGTGAATTCTGCTTCAACATTGGTTGTTTTGTAAGCCTCACCATCAAGTGTTTGGTAAGTCTGACGATCAATTGTTTTGGTTAAAGTCGCTGATAATGCTTGTGCATCAATGTCTGTTCCAAGTGATCCTGAAAAAGACAAATTAATATCACGACCAGTAATTACTTGGGTTGCCATGATTGCTCCTTATATTGTTCTTGTGTAGTAGGTAGAAACTCTAACATCTGCGATAAGCAGAGTGCTTGCTCCAACTTGTGTGACTGTAGGTCTATCGACCGAACTGACAATATATCCATTTGGAATTACTGCCAGAACACTTATAATCAATTGCTCGATATTGTCGAGTGATGCAGGGTTGCTGTTATATGCAACTGCAACTGTAATTGTAAAATTAACTTTGGCACGAATGTTTGATTTGCTTATTGTTTCAAATTCTAAATATGGTGAATCGGGCACAACGACCACAGCTGGTGGAATTACTGTTTCAGGCACAAATGAATAAACATTTCCTGCAACGCTTGAAAGGGCAGTTGCTAAAGGTGTGCGAACTTGCTCAAGAATAGTTTGGTTAGGCATTTATTGACACATGCTTTCGGTATCCATATATGAACCCAACAGACCTACACATTTATTGAAAAGAGATCTGCCCATTCTAAAAGGAGTTGCAGTAAAATCTACTCCTTCGATTTGTCCTCCACCTGCAAGTCTTGCTTGGAAAACTTCGACTGAAACTGTATAGACGGCTGATTGAACAGCTGCATTTCCAACATAAGTTGATCCGCCAGAAAGGGCAGCAACTCCGGATGGGATGACATTAACTTCGAGTAGATCGGCATTAGTGATTGATTGCGAAAAGGTATATTGTCCAAGATTATCTGCCAACACAACTCTTGTTCCGTTGTAAGGTGTTCCGCATCCTGTGATGACAACTGATTGTCCTTCGGTAAATTCATGAATTCCTAGTGTAGTGAAAGTGGCGACATTGCTTGTCAGCGACACTTGCTGGATTGGTGCTTTGAATGTGACTAGCATTGGCAGAATTACTGTTTCTGCTGTATCAATAATTTGGTTTAAGTATGTGTCATCATATAAAGCAGACGACACGCCAAGCACAGATCTCAACTGTGAAGCTGTAATTATGGTTGGCATGTCATCTCCTTACTCCCTTAATGGATGCCTAGGATCGGGAGCAACCCTAGGCACTCAGTTAAATTGCTTAGTTCTTGTTGAACCAAACTCCGCCACCAGCAAGTTTTACTGCTAATGCGCCGTAGCCATAATATGCAACAGATACTTGACCAGTTGCTGTTATGTCTGAACGAAGTTGTAAGCGTGGGCTTTCATACCATGTAAATGCGTTTGGATTCACTACGATCATTGATTGATCACCGGTTGTGTATCCATCAAGTGAGCGAGAAACATAAAGATCCAAGCCAGCAACATTTCCACGAAGTGATTGAGGTGAAACTGCGCCACCTGCGTTTTGTGGTTGTGATGCATTGTAGATTGGGCGACCTGTGTCGTTGTAGCCCATGATATTTCCCCATTGGGTGCTATTGACAATTAAGTTGCGAGCAAATCCAAGTGAGCCAGAATAAACGGATGCAGCAGCACCTGATACATATGTTAGAAGTCCAGCAGCTGTGTTATCTGCTGTTGCTGTCAATAGTGAGCAAGATGATCCTAGAACTCCTGCAACATATGAATCTGTGGTTTTTGCATAAGCAAATTCCATTTGACGAACTAACTCATCAAAGAATGCTGGAGATGAACGATCAAGAAGTTCAACTGAGAATGTTTGTCCGCCAGCAAATTTCTTAACATCTACTGAAACAAAAGATGAAGCCATATCGGTTGTGTCGATTGCTGCTGCTTCTGCCTCAAGAGTTGTTGTTGGAGCAGTTGTAATTTTAGGAATTTCAAAAGTCATTCCTGATGCTGGCAATACGCCACGAGATAATGCATCAATCAAACCACGATCAGCATTTGCAATGCCGTTGATGATTTCAGTTGATTGTGGTGTTGGAATTAAGCCGGAGTTGTTTCCAGTTGTGTCAGCAGCCATTACATATTGACGGCTTTCCTCTGAACCTAATGCAGCACGAACTGAGTGCTCCAAGTAAGTTGCTTTTGAATTGATTGGTGAGCGTGGCTTTGTATAGGCAACAGACTGAGTTGCCACTACGACCACAGGCTCAGACTTTGCAGCTTCTACCGCTTCGGTTGCGATAGGAGCATCTGAAGTAATATCAGACACTTTGTCCTCCTGTGTTGTTTGATCCTCAGCGGTTGCTTCGGAATTCTCTGGTGTATTTGTTGCAACTACGGATTCAACTTTAGCTGAGGCAATAGCCGGATCAGACACCAAACTGACTTCTTGTAAAGAACTTTTTGAGATGACCATTGCGCCATCTTTGTTATCCCATGCATCAACCATCACGCCAACAGAAAATCCATCTCTTAATCCTGTGGCTGCTTCCTCAAGAGCATCATCAGCTGCAAAAGTTTTTGCAAGTTTGAATGTGCCTTCTAAACCTTGATCGTTTGCAGTAATGTCAATTAACTTACCCAATGGGCGTGTTTTGTCATGCTCTAATAGCAATTTGACAGGTTTTGAAAAATCAATGCTGTCCTTGCTGAAAATTGTTTTGCCGGCTGATGTATTACCAGCTTCATTCCATGAAACAATAGTTCCTGAGATTGTTCGCTTGTTTGTATCAGCAGCGGTTATGGTAATTGGGAAATTAATCTTCATCGGATTAAGTCCTCCTCTTCTTGGATTTGCTCAACGCTCATTGCGCCAATGCGATTTAGGATTTCATAAACTTGCGCACGCTCTAATGCAGAGCCACGCAAAAAGTCGTCTATATCTACGCGAACCTCCACGCCGTTGGGTACGAAATCCGCAGCGGACAGGCGTTGCTCAATCGGTGTTATGATGTTTCTTAAACTAAAATCAATTAATGCTTTACGCTCCATAATAGTGGTGCTGTATGTCATGCTAGTAGTTTCAGCAGATAAAAATGATGCTGGAATGCCAACTGCTCGTGCAATTTCAGTTGCAAGATATTGGCGTGCTTCGTTTAATTGTAATTTTTGTGGATCAAAGCCAAGAGCGTTTAATTCAACATCAGCATTTAAGAATGCAGTTGCTCTGGTGTTTCTTGCAACCTTCCATGATTCTAAAAGTTTTGTAATTCGCTCTGGAGTAAGATTTGTGCCATTTGATTTTAACACCATTGTTGGAACAGGCTCTTTAGCGTATAATTCCGCAGCCTTTTCCAATTCTTGTGCAGCTCTGATTGTGCGACCGGCACGATTAAGCACGCCTTCATCTAATCCGCTAAATACAACTAAAGATCCAATTCCTGTTGCTGGAACATGCATTCCATCAACCATGTAAGAAGTGATCTCGGTTTGATTTGCATTCAAATTGTAAGTCACTCGATCCGGTGCAACTCTTGTCCATGCACGAACTCGACTGTTATCGGATGCAGCATAAGAATCTAATACTTGACCATAAGCAACGCCATGAAATAATAAATCCTCGGCGATCCATGCATAAATGGCTGATCCGGCAACTCTTGGATCTGGTTGCATAATAACTCTTGGCGGTTGTAAATGTTCTTTTGTAAAATGATTATAAGTTTCTAAAGGTAGCGATCCAATTGTTGAGCAGATAATGTTTCTTGCTCTTGCAACAGATGGCACAGACATTGCTTGTTCTCTTGTTGCTGTTTGTGCGCCATAAAATAATCCGCCAACAGCTGATTGCAAATTGTAAGGAGTGTTAGCGGCTGCAACATCTACTGTTGGTGTAATTGCGGTATTTGTGATAAATCGATCAAATAATCCCATTAGCACATAATATACCATAAATGCAATTTATCCGACTTGAATATCAATTTCCGTTTCTTGTTGTGTCGCAAAATATGTTGCTAAAGCCGAAGCGACAGCTGCACAAACCGCCACTCGACTTGCACGCCTTCCGATGATCCATGACCCATCCCCATAGGGCAGTTTCGCAGCGGAAAGTGTTTGTTGGGTCAGTTCGTCTTGACCTCCATGCTGTAATCGATGGGAATTAATTGCGCCCAACCACCGATCACAACTTTCAGCATATATCGCCCCATCCATATCTGTAATGGGAATTCCAGCGGGAACTAGCCGACTTGCGACAGCTTGTGCAGTCCTTTTGGAATAAGCGACAGTCTGAACATTATATTTTCTTACATAAGGTGCAATATCGTTTGCAACCGCTAAATCGTTGATTGAATAATCATTTGACCAAGTGTGAAGTAAAACTAAATTAAATCTTTCGCCTGATAGTTTTTGAGTTGCGACTAATGCGCCAAACTTTCGATCTGGACTTAAATCTAATCCAAACCATGTTTCTTTGTCAGGATTCAAAGGTATTGGATCGGTCTGACATAATCCCCACTTTTGTGCATCGATCGCTGAATTAATTGTATCTACCCATTGAGCCAAAACCTCAGTTCGCACAATATCCGGCGGATCATTAATAACCGCTTTTAAGTTATCCGGATGAATTGTTATTCCTAATGATGGATTGGCTTGAGCAAATGCACTCCAATTAATCTCGCCTGACGGAAGCAAGATCGGAGCATCAGGTTCTGCACTCCACTCAAACCAACCTATCGGATCGTTGGTTGTAGCTGATGCCAACGCCCTCTCACGCAATTTGTTTAGGATTACGGAATGTTGATCTCCTGCTGATGAATAAACCCATACTTGCGGATTCTTAGCAGCTATCATCGAATAACGCATTGACGACCAAGCATCTTCATCTTTGTATTCTCTTAATTCATCAAGGTGGATGGTTTCAGGTTTGCTCAAACCTCTAGCTGCATTATTAGCAGCCTTTACAACAAACCGCCTATTGCCAAATAATTCAATTTCCTCAGCACCATGTTGCCATCGGATTTTCTTTACTTCCTTTTCTAACTTTGAATTTGCTTCAATTAAAGCAACAATCTGTCTGAAGGTTTCAAGTGAGGTTGTAAGTCTGTGAGCTGATGCAAGTTGTAATCCTTCACCCCAGACGAACATGCCGGTCAAGATTCGCAGCATCATCAGCGTGGACTTGCCTTGCTGTCTTGCCATAATTAATCCAAGTTCAGAATGAGCCCAGCGACCATCCTCACGCACCTTATGCCCATGAATACACACGAAGCGTTGCCATTCCATGAGGTTGATGCCTAGTTCGGTGGCAAGGTCGATCATGTCTTGACCTTTTGAAGGTAAATCAGTCAGTTTTGAATGAATTCGTGGAGTTTGCACACCTCCTAATTCTGAATAAGCCGGATCAGTTAAGATCTCTCCCGTTTGTAAATTAATCAAAGCGATTCAGTCTGATCGTGAGCGATCGAGGTGTTTTGTGGGTTAGAAAAGGAACGGGGGGTCGGTGGTGTCCTCTTGCTCACAAAAAA